ACCAGTAAGATGGATTATACACAAGGAAAGATTTATAAGATAATTGATGAAACTAACGGAGATGTTTATATTGGTTCAACGAAACAAAGTATAAAGCAAAGATGGGGAGACCATAAGATGTTTAAATTATATCATAAAAAAAGAGAAAATTGTAAGATAATTTTGATAGAAGATTATCCTTGTAGTAGTAAAAGAGAATTAGAAGAAAGAGAGCAATATTATATTGATAATACTGATTGTATCAATAAAACTGATGCTGTAATGAAAATTGATGATAGAATCATTAAAACAAGGCAAAGAGCAAAAAAAAGTTATCATAATAACAAAGAAAAAAGAAAACAACAAATACAATCTTGGAGGGATGATAGGAGAGACGAAGTATTACAATATCAAATTAATCTAAGAAATTATCAAATATCATTTGGAGGTGATAAAAGATAGAATAATAATCTGTTAATGATTGACCCTAATTTATTTACTTCTGAGTAGGCCCATATTCTCCTTTTAATAAATTCGTAGCAAAATTTAAATCGGTGGGTATTACTTTGTCTATCCTGTATATCACTCCTGAATTATCTCCAACATTCGCTGTTCCGCCCTCTGGATCCAATATTTGTGTTTTAATACTTGTTATTGTTTTCCTTCTAGTCGCTGTAAAGACAGGACCTCCACCATCATAAGAAATAAAATCACTTGCTGCGTTATACTTACCCACAATAGCCATAGTTTGTAATGGATTCGCAGTCTGAAAGTAGTTTGCTGTATCCAATATATCTGAATTGAGTAAGTAATATCCTTTTAATAATTTACGAGGCAAGTTACTTGCTATAATTTTTGTAGAATCGGCTGTAATTGTTATAGCAGGTGAAACTCTATTATTAGGACCATCAGGAAATAATGTAGCACAACTATTAATCACTTGAGGAGTATCATAATACTTAACTTTTGATCCTAACATCGCATTAAACATATTTGTTCCATATGGATTACAATGAAGCTGTTGTGAATCTACACTTACTACATCAACATTAGTTGTTATTCCAGATGAATTAGGATTATCATTAGAAAATCTATTATTTATATTTTTTATCTCTTCAATATTTCCTGAAGCATTAAACTGACCGTATTCGAAACCTAAAATACCCCACATAGATTGAGTCCAAAACTTTTCATCTATACCCATATCTTCTATTGTTACTCCTCCGTGAGCATCATAAATTAAACCACTTACCATATTTTCATTCATAGTAATAAATGTTTTTTGTGTTCCAGTTGTAGCACTACCTGAAAGATCAATAACAGTATAGGGTTGCATGGATGGAGACCAAGAATCATATTTTAATTGCTTATTTATCTTAAAACAATCTTGTCCTGCTTGAGTAGAAGCAGGTGGAGCAAATACATCTGCTGATGGGTTAGGATCTCCTGCTGTATAAAAATTACCTACTTTTTCGGCTGCGTGAAGATTACTTATCTCGAATCTATTCTGAACATTATCAAAATTTAAAAGAGCATTGTCTGCTCCTAAATAAACTTGGCGTATATCATCTGCCTGAGAATACTCAATTTGTCCGTAGTATTGTAAAGGAGAAAATCCACTAGAAAGCATTATTGCTGCGTTTCCATAAGCATTAAAATGATAATCATATCCTATTTTTGTGTTAGCATTAATTCTAGAACCTACTTGTTCTCCAAAATATTGTGATGGAATTCCACCTATCCGTTCAGTAATAAAAGCGATAAAACCACCGTTATTTCTCGCAAATCCATATGCTAAATTATCATCTCTATCACCTGTAGTTTGTGATGCTGTTAAATTACTACTGTTTTCGTTGAAATAAACAAATATTGGAATAGATGAGTTATCTGAAGCACTTGCTCTAGGAACTGAAAAATCAGTACTCGTAGCAGCAATACAATTCATATCTGAACCCAAAGCATCTGTAGAAGTCGCATTCTCACCGCTTCCAGATAAACCTAAATGAAGAAATCTTGCTTCTTTTCTAAATGAAGCATTTAATGATGCCGAAGTCGCAGCTGGATACACACTAGCATAATTAGTTAAATGATTACTACCTTTTGTTGCGTGATTTAAAAGTTCTGGATACATTTGTTGTGAATCAAAAAATCTTTTTATTTTTAGCAGAACTTCATCACTATAAGTATAATCTGTATAAATTATCGCTGTTCCAGAACTTGATTCTGCTATATTACTATTCACTTTATTACCGTGATATTTTCCGATTGCTCTACCACTTTCCACAAAGTCAGGTCTTTTAAAACCTATGTGACCGTAAGAAGTTAAATAATTTACAGCATCTACTGTATTACAAGCATTAGCTCCAACTTTATCAGGCAAATTATCAACAATACTTGAGTTAAAGAATTGAGTAGCACCCGAATTACTAAAAAATGAATAATTAGCACAAGGAAATGCTCTATAAATAGTAGAATTCACAACGCTTGTTAAATCATCACCAATAATTTTAATTGTAGGTTCTGTTTTTATTAATTCATTTGTTATGTCTGATGATATTGAAGAAGGTGTATTATAACCTTCAGCAACATTTAATGTAACTTTCTGTAATAATTTGTTATAAGTATGGATAGCAGGATCAGGCTTTGTTGCAAATGGCTGAAGATAAGAAGCATTACTTGCGCTGGATAATTCATCTTGTCTATAAATTATTTCAGCCTTTTTAAATATCGTATATTTACTATTATCTTGTTTTAATTTTCTTACACCACAAGCCCCTCCTGCAGCATTACGTCCGATGGACTCATCATAATCTGGTGTAAAGATATGTGAAGCAGTTACAGGATATATATTTAATCCTTTAGCGTATGAATCTGAAGCACTCCAAAAAGATGCGTTTGTTGTTCCTGCTCCTTCAGGATCTCCAACAATTGCTGATCCCGCAGAAGCTGAACCAAAATTTCTCGGCAAAGTAATATTATTTTCACCATTTGTTGTTTTGTAATATGAGATTACTACAGATGCTTCATTATCCTTCATTTTTACGTTTTGTGTTTCATTAGAAGATGTTTCATAAGCAAAACCAGTTGGAGAATATCCCAGTTCATCAGATGATTTATCAAATCCAATAGATAATGAATTTACAGTTTCAGTAGTAGTAATTTCTTTTTCACCAAGTATTTTACCGTCCATCTGAATAGTTGATCCACCTGCTCCTCTTTGAGCTAGATGAGCCGACTGAATACTTACTTGATCACCAACATCAATTGTTATACCATTTGAGACTTTATTTGTGTATATAGCAAAATCAGTATCAGCAAGGTTACTAGCAGAATATTCTTCACTTGATAATCTGTTAGCATCTAAAAGTAGAGTTTGAGTGTAATTGCTCATTTATAATAAAGATAAGGTTATTTTATTTTATCTTTGATATTTTTTTTACAATAGTTGTGTTGTTACATATCCTCCAGCAAGAACCGTAGTCTTTGCGAGTTCTAACCAAGAACGCTGGGTATAGTTTGAACCATTACCAAGACCATCATACTTGTAAAAATACTCAATACCACGAGTATTTACTCGCTCATTACGATTAAGCCTGTATGCGAGCCAGTTAAAGCGACCTAGAATACCATCTTCATCGCCGTCATCACCCTTCTGCTGACTATAACCCATAAATTCATCAGTTGTAAGAGCAACGCCTTCAGCAGCAAACTCTTCACGTGTAACAAAAGGAACCATACCTTCCGCCTGTGCTGTATTGTGAAACTGACGAGCAGGATTTACAACATCTATTGGATATAAGAATCTATCATTGTATTTTACATTTACAGTTAGAGAACCATTTTGTCTGCCGACGGCTGGCGCTTGACCAAAGTCATATTTACCTTCTGGAGAAATACTACAGAATTTATTTGTAATCTGTAAATCACTAGTTGCTAGATCAGGCTGGAGACCAGTAATAACTTTAGTCACAATACGACCGGCTCCACCAAGATTTCTAATTCTTAACTTACCATCATCTGTGGTTGAAGAGACAGATACTTTAGAATGACGATAATCAAAATGAGTCATAGTAATAACAGGATTAGCAACTCTGTATGCTTCCATCATCTCTTGAGGATAGTAGATGTAATCAGCAATAAGTTTTAGTTGTTCCTGATCTACTTTATATGAAGCAGTAGCGGTGTCCGAACCCGACTGAGCACGATTTACATTTACAGGATCAAAATGTAATTCTACAGATACTTGCTCTTCCATCATAAAGAGAGGGAGCTGTGTCTGCTTAAGCATAGGGAATAGTTCTGATAGAGCAATTTGGAAAACTGGGGCGTTTGCAATCTCCGCCCAATCGTGAACAATAAGATCAGGTGTAGCAGCAGTAAATGAAGCACCACCATCAGTAGATAAATATTCACGACCATTAGAAAGACCATATGTGAATGCTTTAGTATCATTAACAGTTCCACCATCAGTATCAGTAGCATCATTGTATCTAAACTCGTGAGCTACACATCTACCAGACTGAACTTGCTCCCTTTCCTTTTGATGTTCGTTATTGATAAACATCGACTTATACGCCGATAAGAAATTATATCCATCTATCTCTTGTAATGTTTTAGTTCCAACCTTTAAGGCACAGCGACTAATTAATTGATGAATGCCGACTTGAGGAGCAAAGAATCTAACATTAGAATCAGGTGCTGTTAATCCTAATGTAATCTTGGAGTGAGAGTGTAAAATACCCTTGTTTAAAAATACAAATCTACAGAATGTATCACTCTTTACAGCAGGATCAAGAATACTCGTTTCTACATCAGTTGCCGTAGTAGTATCCATAGGAGATACTCTTAAAAGATTAGGGACATTAGGTGCGACTGGAGCGCGTTCAACCATAGTTTCCTGTGGGTCTTCTACAGAATCAGTAGTATCAGGGGTAGGCATAGATTTAGCAGGTTGTTCCATTTTATAAATGATACAATTAAAAAAATATAAATACAAAAAATTAAATTTAAATTATTTCATTTATGCGAGAACTTGCATGCCTTGAGGACCAAAGACAAGGGTCTGTTTAGCGTGAACGAAAACAAAGAATGCTTGAGGCGAATCCGTAGTTAAATCCAGACTCATATTGATTCCAAAATTAACATTCTTAAAATCCACACCTTGATCCGAGATAGAATCAAAAGCACATCCTACGCCGAAAACACATCCTCCATCAGCAAAGTCCTTATCAAAGCGAGCAGAATCAGAGTATCTACTATTTACAGGACCAACTGAAGTTCTAGTTATATCAGAAAACTTTGTAATTGCGTTGAGATAATTATACATAATCTGCGAATCAACTGTGCGGTCAGACGCATTAGTCTGCTGAAGTGTGTTAATATTAAAATCAATTGGGAATTTTGAACCATTACGAGTAAAGAATAGCTCATTTATGTTCGCACTTTCACCTCCAGTATTACTTGGATATAGAGTAGCAAGACCATCAAACTTAAGATTATTGATATGAGCCGCTGGAACTATATTGGAGAACACACCTAGAACTCGTGATAAACCTAACTGGAAATTGATAATACCATTCGCCGAATTAACAGTCTGATAATAGGAAGAAAGAGAGTTGTATTCATAAGTTCCCGACTGCTGACCCTTTAACTGCTGGAGTGTATCAGGATCAGGCTCACCGAGTTCAGCAACAATTGATACATCACTAAACTCATATAATGAGTCATTTAGTGTTGCTTGATCCGCATCACCACTTGTGTGGAATACCTGCGAGTCTGGTGATAAGTGTAGCTCAATTAACAGACCACCTACTGCTTCAGGGAGTAATGGAATCGGCTCACCTCCGTTTAGGATCCCACAAGGAAGCGAAATACAGAAGTGATTCTGCGTTGAAGAGGAAGAAGGAATATTTACAACAGATTCTTGCTGTGCCGCATAATTTGGAAGGATCAATGCTTGATCATAAAGATGAGTCATATTATCTTCTTGAGAATTTACAGCAGGGAGATACGAAGAAAGGAAACGATTGTAATGACGAATAGATTCTATTGTTTGACCCGTTCTTTGCGACTTAATAGTAAGTGTATCAATACACG